CGGATCGACGGACAACACAAAAGAAGTAATAAAAAATTTCTTCGACAAGAAGGGAATTCCCGGAGAAATCCTCGATCACGAATGGTCTGACTTTGGAACCAACCGATCAAAGGCGCTTGAAGCCTGCCTGGGAAAGACAAAATGGGCATTGATGATCGATGCCGATGATTTTATCACAGGAAAACTTCCTGTTGAAAAATTTGATAAAAATGTCGATGGATATGTAGTCAAGGTAAAGCGTGGTCCATTCGAATGGTATCGTGCACAAATTTTTAATCTTGCAAAGAAAAAGTGGTGGTATGAAGAACCACTTCACGAATATGCAATATGTGAACAACCAATGAATGTTGTAAAACTAGAAGGTGATTACGCATGGGAGGTCCGCACAGAAGGTTGTAGATTCCGTGAAACAAATGGTGATGATCGTGAAAAATACAGACGTGACTATCATATTTTAAAGAAATACATTGACGAGAATCCAAATCAACCTCGCAAGCAATTTTATCTTGCACAGTCAGCATTTGATGCACACATGTTTGACATTGCTGAAGTTGAATATGAAAAACGCGCAAAGATGGGTCAATGGATTGAAGAGGTATTTTATTCTTGGATGCGTGTTGGTATGTGTCGTGAAATTTTAGGAAGACCGATTCAGGAAACAATAGATGCATTTATGCAGGCATTTGAATGTCTTCCAAACAGAGTTGAGCCATTATATCACATGTCCTGTATTTACAGAAAATATAATCGTCCAAGAAATGCATTTATAATGGCATGTCAAGGATTATCGATACCACTACCGCAAGATCAAATTCTTTTCGTAGATACTGGAAATTATTTGTGGGGAATTCTTGATGAGGTTGCAACAACCGCAGCACATGCAGGAAAATTTCACATGGGTTTGGCAGCATGTGAAAAATTATTATCAGAACCACATTTACCGAATGATCAGAGAGAAAGAGTCAAACAAAACCGAGATTTGTATCTCAGAACAGTTGCGCAATATCAGCAACAGATTGAAGAACAACAAAAACAAATTTTGGAACAAGTTGAAAAAAAGGCAAATAAAACTACACTTAATGTAGATCCAAGCAAGGTTGTGGCGGTATTATGATCAAAATCTAAATATTTTCATAATGGCTTAAAGCCATTTTGGAGCTAAAATGATTGACAATTTTGATGTAACATTAGTCAAGGGCGATACCGCTCGTTGGTCAAACTTCTTTCTTGGAGTAACTAGTGGTGTTACTTTCAACTTTGTTGGTTGTACTTTGTACATGCAAGTCAGGAATGGGTATGATCCATCGACGCTAGTAGCATCATATTCGAAATACATAGATTCAAATGCAACTTTATCCTATCCAGCAGGATTTACTGGAGGTATTTCGGCAGCAACTGGTGGAACAGTATATCTTTGCTTGGGTTCTACCAATTCCAATCTATTGACTGCTGACAGAATTTGCAAGTATGATTTGAAGGTAGTTACTCCAAACAATGATCTCTACACCCTCATCAGAGGCAATATACAAGTCTTATCACCAGTAACAGATATCTAATGTTCTTCGGAAAGAACAAAACAACCTTAAAATTGGCAAAGGCACATGGTGAATTGCCTTCAGGTTGTGATTATCATATAATAGAATCTGCATCGAATCCAAAAAAAATAAAAATTGGATCTGGTTTGACTCAGTTGTTTTTAAGAAGTTCCGATGGAGAAGAATATTTAATTGAGGGGAATTTTTCAAAGATAAAGGATATGTTTATTCCTTCCAAAACTTACGCAAGTATGGAAGGAGAAATTTACAAAGTAAAAAGACCATTTGGTCCTTTGCTAGAAAACGTTCTTCTTAAAAAAATTGAAGCATGTCACTATGATGAAAAATTTCAATTGGGTCATGGTGTAACTGAAGTTTATTTTATTCAAAAGAATAATGATAAAGTAATAAAACTTTATGGAAATTCAAATCAGATAAACAATCTTCTTGAGAATGTAACACCAGCAACAAAGCAAGAAGAAAAAACAAAGCCACAAAATCCAAAACCACAAACAAAAATAATTGAAAAAACAATCATCAAGGAATCAATTCCTGCGATTGGTGTTCAAGGAATTCGTGGTGAAAAAGGTGAAAAGGGCGATAGTGGAATTCCCGGTCCTGTTGGTCCAATGGGGCCAAGGGGTCCACAAGGAGAACAAGGACCACAAGGAGAACGGGGACCGCAAGGAGAACTTGGACCCGAAGGCCCAGTTGGACCAGAAGGAAAACGTGGACAAATTGGCCCAGAAGGTCCAAGAGGAATTCAAGGAGAAAAAGGAGAACGTGGAGAACAAGGACCACAAGGTGAAATGGGCCCACAGGGAATTCAGGGTCCAAAAGGTGATGTCGGTCCACAAGGTCCCATCGGTATCAAAGGAGAAGTTGGCCCCCAAGGTCCCCAAGGAATTGCGGGACCTAAAGGTGATATTGGTCCTCAAGGTCCAATCGGACTTCAGGGTCCTCCTGGGCCACAAGGCGCACAGGGTGCACAGGGACCAAAAGGAGAAAAGGGAGATTCTGGAATTATTTCTGTTGAAGAGCCTCTTGTTCTTCAATCTGGAATTCTTTCTTTTAAATCAGATAAACTTCTTGATCTAGCAAGAAAAACTTCTACAAAAGACATTCAAGAAGCCATAAACAAAATTGCATCATCGATGATGCCAACTGGTGGTGGTGCAGTTGGAATTATTTTTAATGGGACAAAACTTACAAACTCAGTTAGTGACATTCAATTTACTGGCTCCGGGGTCAATGTTATACGCAAAGGAAAAAATGTTCTAGTAGACATTTCTGGTGGCAGTGGCGGTGGTGTAAGTAGTGGTGTCGATAAAATAATAGCGGGCTCCGGAGTAAAAATAAGCCCTTCTGGTGGAACCGGAACAGTAACAATCACAACAGCAGCCACAGTAAAGGGTGGTCCAAAATCAGTACAATTTACATCAACAACAGCATCGGATGATCTTGCAGCATTAACCGATTTTAGACTTACTGATAGCAATGATCTTTTAATACCCGCTGGAGTTTTGCTTTCGGGTACAGGATACATAGAATTCCCAGATGGTACGACCCAAGCATCCTCTGCTGGAGTGTGGACCAATCCAGATCCAGGATATTCAAATGGAATTGCTCCGGGAATAACATTTGGATTGGGATCATCGGCAATAGATGTTTTGGAACAATTGATTTATCCATATCAACCAGTTTCTTTCACTGCATTCTCAATTGGATTGGGAACTTCTCCATTCGATCTTGGAAGAACATTTGGTTCAGGTCTTTATACTTCTACTTGGTCAACTTCTGGACCTACTGCAAATTGGATTGCTGGTTCATTGGTGATACGGGATACTACAAATTCTATTTTACTGAGATCCGGATTGAACTATAACAGTTCTCCAGCAGGAATTACATTGAGTCAATATGGATACACAGGACCAAGCCAACAGGTGTTTGGAATAACAGGACAACAACAATCTGGAGTTGTTGTAACACGCAATGATACCTATAATTGGTTACACAGAATATTCTGGGGAAAGAGTGCATCAGCTTCTCCAACAAGTCTAGCAAATCTAACAACAGGAATAAACAATACATTTACTTCATCGACCACATCTCTTGGATCCAGAACTTACACTTTCCCTGCCTCTGCTTCAGCAGAATTCTGTTACGTAGTTGTTCCAACGTCACCTGGTTCTCCGGGATCTTATAGCACATGGAAAGACATCAATAATCTTACTCTTACACCAGTTTCAGGATCGTTCACCGAAGGAAATACATACGGTGTGTCGATTTCTTGGACTTGGTATCAAGTCAGCAATCCAACCACTGGAACTTACCAGATAACGGCTTCATAACATGCCAATAACAGGATACATCTCCGTTGGTTTGCCAATCGGCCCAAATGTCGATAGTGATCCTTATTTCGTTACGAATCCAAGATACGGTTTAGGTGGTCTAAGAACGGTAGGAAATACAGCAGAAAGAGATTCCATCATATCCCAAAGACGTGAATTGGGAATGATGGTATATGTTTCTGGAAATGACAAATTTTATTATCTTTCCGGAGGCACTGGAAATTCATATTGGACAGAATTTACTGGTAGTTCTGGTGGTGGGAGTGGAGCGGTAACAGGTGTTTTTGGTACTCCCGGTGAAATTGAAGTATCTCCAAATACAGGAAATGTGACAGTTGGACTGCCAAATGCCGTAAATATTTCAACATCACTGAATATTGGTGGAATAACTATAGGAATTACGGCTGGAAATCAATTATATATTGATGGCACGGTAAACATATTGGGCAATCTAAATACTATTGGAACCTTGATGGTTGATGGTTTGATTATTACAAAAACAGGCTTTCAAGGGTTTACAGGCACTGCAGATTTGGAGCCCATCGAACACGTTACGCTAGATGGTGGAGATTATTAAGGAATAAATCATGGCAACAATTAAGATTAGAAGAGGTTCAGGACAACCAGCAATCGGTGGATCTGGCTTAACAGCATATGAGCCAGCCTGGGATACAGTAAATAATCGTTTGTTTATCAACAATGGATCCACTGCAATGTGGATTGGTGCTGCTGTTATTCAAGACACATCTCTTTCTGGAAATTGCACGTGGACTATTCCTACCCAAAATTCAGTCAAAACTTATGTTGACAATCAAGTTGCTGCTGGTGCCGTAACATCAGTAAATGGTGCTACTGGTGCAGTGACAATTGCTGGTGGAACTGGAATTTCAATTCTTACATCTGCTGCTGCCAGAGGTCTGACAATATTCAATGCTGGTGTTCTAAGCATCAACGGAAACACAGGTGCAATTAGCAATGTTGCATTCACCAACACCGCACAAACCTTTAATGCTTTGCAATCTTTTTCAAGCGGATTGAGTGCGACTACAGGAATTTTTACTGGTCTTTTGAATCCAACTGCAGGAATTTCTGCAAACGGTGGAATGACACTTGCTGGATCGTTGCAAGGATCTACCGCAACTTTTAGTGGACTTCTAACAGCAAATGCAGGACTGATAGTAACTGGTGGAGCAACATTTAATGGAAACATTTATGCATCAAATCTAGTAACATCTGTAGATGGTGTAACGGGAGCGGTTGATCTTCTTGCTGGATCCGGTATTTCTATAACCCTTCCAACTGGAGCAGCAAAAGGAATAACTCTAGCAAACACAGGTGTTCTATCAATTGCAGGAACCTCAAATCAAATTACAGCATCTGGATCCACAGGATCTGTAACATTATCTCTTCCCAGTGCAATAACAACACCAGGATCTTTAACTACCACAACATCCTTGCTTGTAGGTACAGACGCAACAATTAGTGGAAATCTTACTGTAAATGGAACAACTACAACAGTAAATTCAACAACAGTAAGCATTCAAGATCCACTTATTTCAATTGGTGGTATCACAGGAAATGCACCACCACCAGTTGGAGATACAAAAGATCGTGGAATAGTATTCCAGTGGGCAACTGGCGTAACGGGTCAAACAGGCTTCTTTGGATTTGATCAAAGCACACAAAGATTTACATTTATTCCAACTGGTGCTGCAATTTCAGGGGAAATCGTAAGTGGTGCTGCTGGTAACGCAGAATTGGCAGGAGTTTTTGCACCAAGTGGAACATTGACTCTTCAAGGAACATCTGGAGCAAGTGCTGTAATTACGTTGGCTGGAAATACCGTTGGAGCATCTACTGTAATTACAAATAGTTCTTTTGAAACATTGTTGACTAGTTCTACTGGTGTCGGTAGACTGTCTATACGAAGCGATTTAGTAGATACAACACTCAAAGGAACTTTTGTTCCAACAACATTGAGTGCTGCAAGATCCTATACTTTACCAGATATCAGCGGACAAATGGTTCTTGCAGATACTGCAGGAGCCACAACAGGTTGGCTTCTAAGAGGTCAGGGTTCAGCTACACAAAACACCTGGATCAACCCAAATGCTGCAGGATTTACTGCCTTTACAACCACCAATATCAACTTGGTGTCAGTAAAAGATGCAGTAAACTACGGATTGGTGTTTGCTTTAGGAACAGCTGGAAATCAAATTCTATATGGTGACTCTACTACGGGAGTTAGATGGCAACCAAGCACAAACACCCTTACAGTTGGTGCAGGACTTGGATTCTTTGAAGGTATAGTTGAAGGTGGTACGTTCTAATCTATAAAAAGGAGAATTGTGAATGTTTTTTGAGAAAAGAATGATGGAATTATTGTATAAAAAGTGTGCAGAACTTACGCAAGCAAATTTTAACTATGAGATGAACTTTCTGTCAGAACAGGCAAAAAATGCTGATCTTCAGATAAAAATTGATGAATTGACAAAGAAAGTTGAAAGTCTGTCAAAGAAAAAGAAGAAAGATGGACAAGAACCTGTTCTTGATTCAGAATCGTACTAAATAGTATAGTCGTTAAGTTGACTTCTTTACTTTGGAGTGTTGAAGAATGGCTAGCATTAAACTAAGAAGAGGCTCTGGTGTGCCTTCTGGTCTCACATTTGGAGAACCAGCATTTGATATCACCAACAGCAGACTTTATGTCGGAATCACTGGTGGAAGTGCACTTGTCGGAGTGGCTGGAGGTGGAGTTCACTCATTCAATGGATTAACCGGGGCAGTAACCGGAGTTACAACAGGATCAGAAAATACATTTGGTCCTCTTCAAAGTTTTACAAATGGAATTAGTTCTGCTGGTGGAACTTTTTCATCTCAAGCAAGATTTACTTCAGGAATAAGTGCTTCTGGTGGTGCTACATTTGCAAGCGATGTTGCCGTAAACGGAGGATCACTCACAACAACCGCAACAACCGGAAATCTATTCAATACAACTGCAACAACTTTGAACATTGGTGGTGCAGCAACAACAACAAATATTGCAAACTTTGCTGGAGGTTTGACTCTCAATATAGCAACAGGAACAAATGCCGCTAGTGTAAAAAATATAAACATTGGAACAGGAAACATAGGTGGTGGGTCAACACGGTTGACCATAAGTGGTGGTAGTGGATTAATAGAATCTGGTTCCAATGGAATTACGATGGGAAGTATTAGCGGTGGAGTAATATCCTCGTTAAGCAGATTTGTTGCATCTTCTGGGATTTGCTCTGGAGCAAATATAAATCTCTATGGTGCTCAGCCAATAATAGCATCTGCTGGAACTTCTAACATTATCATTGCTCCTGGTTCTGGAACTCTTGGAGTTTCTGGTGGAGTTTGTGCTGGTGCTTTTATCCTTACTTCTTCTGGCATCAAGGCACTAACAGGAACAACATATACATTCTTGGATTCTGACAATGGTGATATTTTGACACATGACAATGCTTCTGGTTGTACATTTACAATTCCTACAGGATTGCCAGTAGGTTACAGCACAACAGTAATACGGTTGAATGCATCTGGTAGAGTTTCATTCATTGCAGCAGCAGGAGCCACAATGAATACGTTTGGTGGATTTACTGCTCTCGCTGGACAACATGCATCAGCATCATTGATATCATATGCTTCGAATATTTACAATCTTTCTGGCAATTTAATATGAGAGCACTGCAAAATTTTAAGGGATTTCATTCTAACGGAAGAGATATATTTCCAGCAGGATTTACTTTTGGAAGTCCATTCATTGAATGTGGCGGAAGTCCACCGTATGGAACTGCTTTTACATTCTCAAGAGTTCAAGGTGTAAGCAATACAATAAACATACAAGTGGTGGCACCACTTGCAGCTAGTGAAATTCTTACACTTTGGTATGCAGTTTCGGGGACTACATTATCTTTAAATTTTAATAGATCTCCATCAACACAAACTGCAGCGACTTTTACAGATATAACGTTTGGTGGGACTATTAGCGGTGTAACAAATGGTCATTATGTTTACTTTGGAGTGGATAGTGCAGATCCGTTCGTTGGAACAGAATTTGTTGATTACCAATTGCGTATATCAAATGTTACACCGGGACTTACATTGGGAACCCTTACAATTTACAACCTTTGTTAATTGACTTTTTATATTTTTACATTACTATAACACCATGTTAAATGTATATAAAGTAGAACCAGACGCTAAACTCCCAAACTATGAAACTCGTAAGTCAGCGTGTTTTGATCTTTCTGCATACATTCCTGCCAACGAAGAAATCAAGGTCTATTCAGGAAAGACTGAATCAACCTATAAGCCGGAATTTGATTCTGATAGGGAGCAAAACTTCATTGCCCTTGCTCCATATGAGAGAGCACTTATCCGCACCGGATTGATCTTTGACATCCCAGAGGGGTTCTCAATGCGTCTACATCCACGTTCAGGGATTGCTCTGAAGTATGGATTGATGCTGGCAAATTGCGAAGGTGTGGTGGATGAGGATTATGTCAATGAAACCAAATTGATAATTCTCAACACCACTGATGAACTAATTAAAATTTATCACGGTGACAGAATTGCTCAGGGTGAAATTACTCCATACCACCGAGCAGACATTCAAGAAGTCTTTCAAAAGCCAGGTCAAAAATCAGATCGTGTCGGTGGCTTTGGAAGCACTGGAATTAGATAATTCTTCTTCTTCTAGTAAATAAGAAACCAGCAACAAGAAGAACCGAAGATCCAGCACTAGGGATTGCATTTTGACCAAAGCCGCAGTAATCAATGAAATTTCCTTGAGTATTTCCACCCACTGCACTTACGGCTTCAAATGCAAATCTAGTCAAATTTCCAATAGAAGTTATGGACCCATAATTTACAACCCAAGAATTTGCAGTTGCTGAAAATTGTTGTGTAAATATTACACTGTCATCACCGCCACCAAACGATTGGTTTGCTCCAAGATCAGTGATGGTTAAACGCATCGTATCGGTTCCATTGCGTCCTCTGTGCGCAAAGTGCCAATTTATCTGATTATTGTCTCCAAGACCATTTACATCTTGATAAAGAATGGATGCATAGTTGGCATTTAGTTCAGCAAAAGAAGTTCCTTCATAAGATGGAACTCCAAGGAACCCAGACTCCCAAATTTCTATTTGATTGTCGGGTGCGGTTGTTGCCCAGTTTACTGTAGGATTTGAACCACTGAAAAAATCATATCCCCATGCCTGAAAATCTTCAAAACCACCATTTACAAGATCTGCTTTTGCGTTGAAAGACAAAAAAATTGCTGCTAAAATTGAGAGTAATTTCTTCATCAGAGTGTTCTTTTTCTATTTTGAAGGAGTTGACTTATTGCCAAAGCGGAAAGTGGTCCAGATGAAGGAATGGGTGGATAATTTATCCCATCATCAATTCCATAATAGGGACCAAAACCGTAGTTTGTCCCCAATGCCAATGTGGTGCTATAAACATCAAATGGCATGTAACTTGGTGTAAAAAACACTGCGTAGGGGTCTGCTATAGGTGCAACAGGAAGTGTAGTAAGATCCAAAGGCAAATTTACCATTTGAATTTGAGTCTCAATTGGAGACTTTGGTGTATAGATTGGTTTTATTACCGTCTTTGGTGCAGGAGATGGAGTTACATCATCTTTATCTTCTACTTCTAGAAAAAACGGTGACGATGGTTCCAAAACAAAAAGGGTGTCGGTCACCACATTAAACGAACCTTTTTTTATTGGATTTGGGTTTATTGGTATCGGAGCATATGGTAATAAATTACCATTTTGCGTTACCTTTTCAGGTTCTTTATTTCCTTTTTCCTCTGGTGCCCCGACACCCGCATCCACGGAAGACATTGCGGAGTTGAATGATTGCACATAGGAAGCAACAGATTTTGCAACTTGTTCTCCGAGCAAAGTCAATGAGATCGTAGTTACGATGGTCAGGGAATAGACTTTTTTTTCTAAAGTCTTTACCTTATTCTTTGCCTCTTCACAAATTTGCGAGCAAGTAGGGCATCCATGATGTGATTTGCTGTCCATTTTAGTCCTTTCGTTTTCCACACGACAAGACTAATATAAATGCCCAACTTGATTTTAATTATTTAGGAGTTTCCTTGGTTTCTTCCTTGATTTCAATTTCGCCATCTGGCTCGGTATCGATGCAATCAAGAGGCTTCATTATGAGGTTCCTCCATCCCCACATCAGCCCTAAAAGCGCAACTGGACCATACCAGAAAAGCCATCCGTAGGAATCAGTGTAACCACCAGGTTCGGTTATACGGTCTTTAAGACCCATCATTATTACGTTATCCCCGGTGGTGTCGGGTACGATCTTCGGAAGAGTATCGCAGCCGGTTAAGATCAGGAGTCCTGCTAGTGGAATTAAAAATTTCATGATATTTCTCCTTTTACTTTCTGTTGGCTGCGGCTGTGCCGAAGTAGAATCCTACGATGCTCAACAACACTTCTCTGTTTTCAGAGGTCCAGAAGAATCCGTTTATCTCAACGAATGCCTTTCTGGTGGTTTCTGGAAACAAACCAAAAAGTGCCTCTGGATTCTTTGTGTCTACTTCCACGAATGTTGGAACACCGAAGAATGGAAGAATGAATGGTGCGGCAAATGCACCAAACAATACGGTCAGTACGATGATTTGGCGAACGACTCGACCAGCGTCTAGTGGAACACGAACTGCAGCCTTGTCTTGGTTTTCAGTTGTTTGCTTGTTTGATTGAATTAGTTGGCTGAATAATTCTTTTTGGTCAGCGCTTTTTTGGGCCATGTATTTGAAAAGAAATCCCGTAGCCCCTCCTCCAACCATGCTGATAAGTTCTGGTGAAAACATTTTTTACCTCAATTCTTTTGCTGTGAAAGTTGCATTTCTAACGAACTTCTAATATTCTCAAACTCTTTTGTCGCTTTTTCCTGCTGTTCTTCTTCAAGTTGGAAATCATCATGCCATTGAACAAGAACGAATCCTATGTTGGCACCTTTATTCTTTAGTGGTAAACAGGCATACTGTGATACATTTTCATCTTCAAAAAAACCTTTTATGTAACTTTCAGGAAGCATCGAAGTGTAATGTATTGTGCTTCTATTTTCCACAACTTTGGTCAATAAAGGGATATACATCGAACATAGATTCCCCTTGAGTTTCATGACCTGCGATGTATATCCCTTATGTGTAGATTCATGAGTTACCGAAAATTTGCGCATAGAAATTCCATCCATGGTGTATTCACCATTGTGAAATTGAATTATGCTGGCTCTCATGGACTTCGTGACAACTCTAAGTTCCGTAAGAAGTTCATGGATTTCCGTGTGAATTTCAAGAAAGTTGTCTAGTTTTGGTTTTTTTTGAAAAAATTTGACAACTCCAAATATTCCACCTAAAATTCCCACTACGGTTACTGAAATTACTTCTAATAGTGTTGGTAGATCGGTCATTGCCAAATACATGGTTAAAACTCCAAGGGTACTTTAATATTTATATTCTTGACAGTTCAATAATATAGACTATAATGACTACATGCAAAGAGACGAATTATTCCTGTTACATTCAAAAATTTGTGAAGAAGCCCGTCTTCTTATGGAAAAAAAGAATGCAGATTACGCAACTAGTGCGGATCCATTCATGAATTTCAAAAGGGCTGAATTTCTTGGTTTCAGCACAGCCGAAATGGGAGTGCTAATTCGTATGACCGACAAGATGTCCAGAATCTCAACTTTCCTAAACCGTGGGCAGTTGTCCCTAGAAAATGAAAGCGTCTACGACGCAATTGTTGACATCATCAACTACAGTGTCATACTTGCTGGTCTGCTGAAGGATAGAGAAACCAATAAGTCAAAATGAAATTTTATACTGCCTGTGCCATCAAGGGAAACAAGATCCTTGTTCGTGGCTACAAGAACGGAGTCCGATTTACGGACTCTGTTTCATTCAAGCCATCTCTTTACATCAAGAGCGACAAGGATACCAAGTATACGACTCTGACTGGGATTCCAGTTAAGAGAATGATATTCGACAGCCTTTATGACTGCAGGGAATTCCTCAAACAGTACGAGGACCTAAATGATGCGCCAATTTATGGAAATACTGATTTCGTCACTCAATATCTCTTGGAGACTTATGAGGGTGAGGTATTATACGATCTTTCCAAAATCAAGATAGCCTATTTCGACATTGAGTCCGAGAGCGAGGGTGGATTTCCAGATCTTCGTAATCCAAACGAAAAGATCAACATCATCGGTGTCCGCATCAGTGGTGTAAATTATGCCATAACATGCAAACAGGTGAACATTCCTGATTGCAAACTTGTTCTGTGCTCTTCTGAAAAAGAAATAATTGAAAAGTTCTTTGAACTTCTCAGAAAAGAGGACATAGACGTTATCACGGGCTGGAACGTCAAGTTGTTTGATATTCCATACATCATCGGTCGGGCAAAATTATTTTTTGATGATAAGGAAATACAGTCTTGGATGCCATTCAACCTATTAAAAGAGCGGGAAACAAATATTGGTGGTACTGATTACAGGTTGTTTGAAATGCCTGGATACACAATTCTGGACTACATGGATCTGTACAAGAAGTTCTCTGGCACTAGCCAAGAAAGTTATGCTCTTAACTTCATTGCCAAGGCCGAACTAGACGCACAGAAACTAGATTACTCTGACTATGGATCTTTAAAAGAGTTTTACACCAAAGACTTTCAAAAATTTGCGGAGTATAACATTCAAGATGTGCAACTAGTTGAGCAACTTGACAATAAACTCAAACTTATTGACTTGGCAGTCTCCATTGCATACGAAGCAAAGATTCCTTATGATGTTGTCTTCTTTGCCACCAGAATATGGGGCACCATCTGCTGTGACTATCTGTTGCAGAGAAACATAATTTCTCCAATACAGACGACTTACGCTAAGGACGACCAGTTTGTCGGTGCATACGTAAAGGAAGTCACCCCAGGTCTTTACAAGAACATTGTTAGTTTCGATGCCACCAGCCTGTATCCAAGCATCATTATGGGATGGAACATTTCTCCAGAGACTTGTGTCAAGCGAGACAATTCTTTAAATGCAGATGATTTCCTACGGAACAAAAGAAAAGAAATACCAGACATCATTACAGATGCAATGACGCAAAATGCTTGCCTTGCATGCAATGGTTCCATGTTCAGCAACAATGTCCGTGGATTCATTCCGATTCTTATTGAAAGAACATTCAATCAACGCAAGGAAGCCAAGAGCAAAATGTTGGAGTTGGAGCGGGAATATGAATCCACCAAAGATGTTGCTCTGCTTGATAGAATCGCAGCATTGAAGATTCGTCAATCCGTAAAGAAGATTTTGGCCAACAGCCTTTATGGATGCTTGGGCAATCCAGCCTTCATTTATTCCTCGCCGGAACTTGCCACTGCGGTAACCGTCACTGGTCAAGTAATCATTCGTAGTGCAGAAAACGCAATGAATTCCTACATCCGTAAACTTACAAAGAAGGATACCAAGGATTATGTTCTTGCTGTAGATACGGATTCCGTGTACATTAACTTGGATGATGTGGTAACACAGATTCAGTCCAAGACAAAAATTCCCGACATCACCACCTTTGTCGATACAATTTGCGAGAAGAACATTCAGCCCGAGTTGACCAAGGAGATGGATCTCCTAACAAAGACGCTAAACTGCAAGGAAAACAAGATCTTCTTCAAGCGTGAAGCAATTGCTTCTGCGGGAATGTTCATTGCCAAGAAGAGATATGCACTGCTGGTGCAGGATCTTGAAGGAATTAGATTTGACGATCCCAAACTCAAGATAATGGGTCTTGAAACCGCAAGAAGCAGTACTCCAGCAATTGTTCGCAAAAAATTGAAGGATTGCATTCGAATCATACTGACACAAACCCCAGAGGAGCTGCGGCAATATGTGAATAAATTCTATGATGAATTTCTTATGTTGCCTTTGTCTGATGTCGCAGCTCCTCGGGGTGTCAGTGGAATAAACAAATATTCGGACAAGAGCAACATATACGCCTCTGGTACACCAATTGCGACCAAGGCAGCATTGTTGCACAATGCTTACATAAAGAAACTAAACATTGATCATCAGTATCCTGCCATCAAGGAAAAAGACAAGATGAAATTTGTCTTCGTTAAGGTCCCAAATCCATATGGAATGGGTGGAAGAGATGCGGTCATGGGATTCATTAATTCTCCTCCGGTTGAATTTCAATTGGAAAAATACATTGACAGAAACAAGCAATTTGAAAAAACTTTTCAAGAGCCTCTAGATAATATTTTGCAGGCAATAAACTGGAAATTAAATGCAGAAGCAACACTTGAAGAGTTCTTTGTATGAGGTATAATTGTTAAGATATGGTGAAGAAAGTTAAATCTAGATATGGTGATGAACGAATTATCACACTTCTTGAAGACGGATCTTACAAAGTCGAGGGTCGGTCAATGTATTCTCGCTTTGGCGATGGCCTATTCGATTTTGAAGGTGGGCCATGCTATATCGTTGGCGACAGACTACTTGATGTTGACGATGCGGTAATCATCGAATCGATTGAAGTTGTGCACGACACACCAGATGGTGTGGCTGCTTGTATTTTAAATGTTAGAAAGAAAAAGAAATATGTCAAACTATCTAAAAAATCTGATTGGAAGAATAGAAAATCCTGACGCATCTATCGTAGCCGATGGGCTTGAAGGTGCTGATGTAACCGGGTTTATCGATACTGGTTCATATGTACTAAACGCATTGCTGTCTGGCTCCATCTATGGTGGATTGCCAAACAACAAGATATCCTGTCTTGCTGGTGATCCAGCAACAGGCAAGACATTCTATGCTATCGGTATCGCGACTCAGTTCCTGAAGGACAACAAGGACGGAATTGTTATCTATTTTGACACGGAGCAGGCTATAACTAAAGACATGTTTGAGCAGCGTGGAATAGACATGAAGCGCGTAGCAGTTGTACCTGTTTCTACTATTGAGGAATTCAAAACACAGGCGCTGAAGATTGTCAATGAAATCCTAACTCAACCAGAAGACGAAAGAAAGCCCGTATTCATGGTATTGGATTCACTTGGTATGTTGTCTACCGAAAAGGAAATGAATGACTCCGCTGAAGGCAAAAATGTTCGTGACATGACAAAGGCCCAGCAAACAAAAGCAACATTCCGTGTGTTGACATTGAAACTTGGAAAGGCAAAAGTTCCAATGCTCTTGACTAACCATACTTATCAGGTCATTGGTTCTTATGTTCCAACCAAGGAATTGGGTGGAGGAATTGGATTGAAGTATGCTGCCAGCAATATTCTCACGCTCTCAAAGAGCAAGGACAAGACCGATGAAGGTGTTGTTGGTAACTTCATCAAGTGTACCAACTACAAGAACAGATTCGTCAAGGAGAACATGCAAGTTGAGACTCGCTTAAATTACACATCAGGTCTCAGTCGATACTATGGATTAACCGATCTGGCTTTAAAGTATGGCATCTTTAAAAAGGTTTCCACTCGGATTGAATTGCCAGATGGCACAAAAGTATTTGAAAAAAATCTTGACGAAGAGCCAGAGAAGTATTATACTAAGGAAATCCTAGATAGATTGGATAAAGAGATTCAAAAGGACTTCAAGTATGGGCAAGCTTCCTGATTACAAATTTGTTCCTGATGCAGATGGCAAGATACAAGAGACATGTCCCATTGAAATTCTCAGTGGGCAACATGCAGGAATTGTGTATCGATATGGTGTAATTCGTGTGGCAGAACACGATGATGATAATGTAAAGGTAATCATGGACGTTGATATTATCAAAGCACCAGAAGGATTTGATAAAGATACAGAGGAATTCACCATGGACGTTGGAGAAATTTTTGTAAATATCGTAGAAACACAGGTGAATGAAAAAACACCAGTGGATCTTGAAGATGATGTTCATCAGGATTGAACCTGGACTTTACTCAAACACAAGACATAATTAAAACATGGAATCAGTTATTTTAAAGAACTTGGTCCTCAATGAGGACTATGCTCGCAAGGTTGTTCCTTTCCTCCAAGAGGAATACTTCCACGACAAGGCAGAAAAGACTGTCTTTGGCATCGTTGGAAAGTTCATCCTCAAGTACAACAGCATCCCAACCAAGGATGCTGTACTCATTTCACTTGGAGAGGAAAAGTCTCTCAGTGAAGTAGAGTTCAACAAGTGCAAGTCGATCAGCGACGAAATGTACAAGGAGGGTGAGAAATCGGATACGACATGGCTCGTTGAGCAGACGGAAAAGTTCTGCAAGGAAAAGGCGATTTACAATGGCATCATGGCGTCGATTGGAATCATTGACGGGAAAGACAAAGAGCGAACTCAAAATGCTATTCCTGAGATCATGTCAAAGGCTCTTTCTGTTTCTTTTGATACTAGAGTTGGCCATGATTTTTTGGAAGATGTTGACGAACGATATGAGTATTACCACCGAGTAGAGGAGAAGGTTCCATTTGATCTTGAGATGTTTAACAAGATCACCCGTGGTGGAACACGCAAAAAGACTCTGAACGTGGTAATGGCTGCATCAGGTGTTGGAAAGAGTGCCTTTCTTTGCCACCATGCTGCCTCCTGCTTGGCACAGAATCTCAATGTCCTATACATCACGCTAGAGATGGCAGAGGAGGAAATCGCCAAGCGCATTGATGCCAACCTGTTGGATACAGACATGCATGTGCTTGAGCAAATGCCTCTTACTCAGTATGAGGCAAAGGTGGAGAACCTTAAGAGAACTTGTCGTGGCAAGTTGATCATCAAGGAGTATCCTACCGCTGCAGCCAATGTGACTCACTTCCGAAATCTTCTTGAGGAACTTAAAATCAAGAAGAAGTTCACCCCTGATGTAATCTTCGTGGATTATCTTAACATCTGTTCCTGTGCCCGATTTAAATTAGGAAATGGAATGAATAGTTACACATACGTCAAGGGAATCGCTGAGGAACTTCGTGGCATGGCCAAGCAGTTTAACATTCCACTGTGGACTGCTACACAGGTCAACCGTGAAGGTGCAAAGAGCAGCGATATGGAGATGACTGATACGTCCGAGAGTTTTGGTCTTCCACAGACTGCGGATTTTTTCTTTGCCTTGATTGAGAATGAGGAATTGGCACAAAGCAATCAGTTGGTGGTCAAGCAACTCAAGAATCGTGGCAATGACACAACCAAGAACAGAAAGTTTTTGGTTGGAGTAAACAAGTCAAAGATGAAGTTCTATGATGTTGACAACAGCAGTTCAAATCTTGTCAATTCAAACAATACCGATGAGGAGGGATTTGGTTCCGGTTCAGATGGAAACACATTCAACCCTCAGTTCGGAAAGAAGCGCAACAAGGCGATCAACTGGACTTTTGAAGAAGCCAAATGACGCTATATATTGATAAGAAGTTCGTGAACCTTCTTTCTGGAACACTTGAGAAGTTTAAGTGGAAGAAGGACACATTAGCCACATGCAGATGTTTCAAGTGTGGCGACTCACAGAAGAACAAGTCCAAGACAAGGGGATACTTCTTTGAGCACAAAGGCCATTATGTTTACAAATGCCACAATTGCGGTTTTTCTTGCAATATATATTCTGTACTTGAAGCTGTTAGCCCATCACTCGCAAAAGAATATGCGTTTGAAAAATTTAAAGACAAGAATCCTGAACCAGTTGAGAAAAAACAAGTCGCTCCCCGCCAACAAGTGTTTACTGATCTCGGAACGCGGCTTGACCTACTCAATGCTGATCACAAGGCGGTAAAATATGTCCAGTCCCGTGAAATCCCTAAAGAAAAATATACCAATTTTTATTACTGCAATGATTTTAGCAAGATCATGCAATCCTTTGATCGTGAAGGGACCAAGGAAGCCAGACTCGTCATACCGTTCTATAATGACAGTGGGGAGCTTATCGGAGTTCAGGGACGTGCTATTGACCCGATTGGCCAAGGCATTCGTTACATCACGCTGAAACGAGAAGGCGAAGACAGACTTTGGTACAACCTAGATAAGATAGACTCACATGATACGGTGTATGTCACTGAAGGTCCGATTGATTCCATGTTCATCCCTAATGGGGTGGCGATGCAGGGTGCTGGTTGGTTGGCAGAGTTGCCCGAGAAACTGAAGAAGTCCAAAGTGATCTTCATCTTCGACAATGAGCCAAGAAATGCTGAGATCGTTGCTTTGATTGGTAAGTACATTGATGCCGGAAGAAACGTAGTAATCTGGCCCTCGGAGATAGACAAGAAAGACATAAACGACATGGTCTTGGCTTATGGAATCAACACGACCATGAAGCTGATAATCAATAGTGTTTATTCTGGACTTGTCGCAAAAATGAAGTATGCTTTCTGGAAGAAGGTTTAAATGAGACACGACAACGAAGATAACGATGAAATGACCGAAGAGGACATTCTAAAGGCTAGTGAAGCCTATCTGCAATTTGTGCAGAGATTTGGCGAATATGTAAAGGAAATGGATCCGGATCTTTGGGAACGCGCAAGAGTCTATGCTGCAGATTTCACGAAGATCCCAGGTGTTACAGTTGAACTTATAGATAAGGATGAGCTTGATAATGACACAGACGGAAAAAAGCACGGTTCAGACTGATATAAAGGTTCTTGATCACGGACATGTTCAGCTTGTTGACTACATGGGTTCGGACCTAAGTGTTGTCAATGCTGCCCGTGTTTCCTTCAACAAGGAAAGTGATTGGGAAGGTGAACAGCATTGGAGTGGAAGTATCACCGGAAAGAAACTTTCTGATAAGGATCAAAAACTTATCAAGTATCTTGCCAAACATAATCACTTTACTCCATTTTGTCATGCCACAATATCTTTGAGGATAAAGTGTCCGATCTTTGTTCGTGCTCAACTTGGTAAACACCAAATTGGTTTGACCATGAATGAGATAAGTAGACGTTATGTCACGTTTGATCCAGAGGTTTACATTCCACTCTGGAGATCCGCACCTACCGATGGTGCAAAGCAAGGAAGCAGTGGAAGAATCGAAGATATGGATCTCTGTATTAAAATGAGACAGGAATATGATTCCGTTGCAAAAGATTGCATCAAACTTTACAACGATCTTTTGGCAGATGGAGTTGCACCGGAGCAAGCACGTTCAATTTTGCCACAAGGAACATACACTGAATTTGTTTGGACAGGTTCTTTGTATGCTTTTGCGCGTATTTATAATTTGCGAATCGATGCACATGCCCAATGGGAAATCCAGGAATATGCAAAGGCAATCGACAAAATAATTGCTCCCCTTTTCGCGGTTTCGTGGCAGACTCTAACAACTAAATAAGATCACCAACAGAAAGAAGTACAATATGGCAGAAATTTTATCACCGTTTCAATCGTTTATTTTCATCTCCCGCTACTCTCGTTGGCTTCCATCCG